GAAGCGATACAGCACGCACAAGAAAGCTACGGGATAGACCCACCCGAATGGGGCGTTAATATAGAGTTCGGAGAGGAAGAAGAACCCGAAAACGAAGTAAACGAAGACGGATTTAACCCACCCACTGAGGTGGAAACCGACATAAAGCCCGGCGACATATACGAGCTACGGAAGGGCGATATTTGCCACCGTCTTATGTGTGGGGACGCTACCGACCTTTGCGCAGTTACGAGCCTTATGGGTGGGAAGGTTGCCGACTTGATTGTAACAGACCCACCCTATAATGTGGATTATTCAAGTAAGAATAAAACCTTAAACGATTGGGAAGAAAAGAACCCCGGTAAACACAAAGCGAATCGCGTACAAACGGATATAGTAAACGACCGAATGGAAAACGCCGCTTTTGCTTCATTCCTTCGTGATGTTTATATACGATTTGCCGACATAACCAAGCCGGGCGGAGCTATTTACGTTTTCCACGCAGCAAGCGAAAGCGTAAACTTTATAACGGGACTAACTAACGCCGGATTTCTTTTTAAACAGTGCTTAGTGTGGGTTAAAAATAATATAGTGCTTTGTCGCCAAGATTACCAATGGCAACACGAACCGATTTTATACGGTTGGAAGGACGGCGCGCCGCATTACTTTATAGACGACCGGACTAACCGGACAGTTTTTGAGGATAAGATAGACTTTGACGCGATGAATAAGAAGGAACTATTAGCCTTTTGCAAAGAATTGCAGAATACAAACGAGTACCCTTCTTCTGTTATTCACGAAGATAAGCCGTTAGTAAACGCGGAACACCCAACGATGAAACCCGTAAAACTTGTAGGAAGACTAATACGTAACAGTTCCCGGAAAGGCGAGACTGTTATAGACTTCTTTTTAGGCAGTGGTACGACTATGGTAGCTTCGCACCAATTAGAGCGCAACTGTTTCGGATTGGAGCTAACGCCGGAATATTGCCAAGTCATATTAGACCGTATGCGATTACTTGACCCCGAAATAGTAGTAACTAAATTGTAGGCTTATGGCAAAGATAGGACGGAAAACGAAGTACACGCAGACTATTGTAGAGCGTATATGCGAGCTTGTAGCGAAGGACACCTACACCGTGCCGGAACTTTGCCGCGCCGTAGGGATTGATGAAGCGACCTTTTACCGTTGGAAGAACGATAAAAGCGAGTTTTGCGAAGCATTAAAAGAAGCGGAAGACAAAAGGTTAGCCTATTTTGCTACCGAAGCAAAGAGAAGCCTGCTAAAGAAGATACAAGGCTACACGGTGCAAGAAAAGCACATAGTAACCGTAGGAAGCGGCAAGTTCGATGTAAACGGGAAGGAGATACCGCGTATTAAAGAGCAAAAGACGGTAGATAAGCATTTCCAGCCGGACACAGCCGCGATAATATTTACCCTAACCAACGCAGAACCGGAACGCTGGCGGAATAGGCAAAACGCAGAAGTTACCGGGAAGGACGGCAAAGACCTAATACCGCCTGCCCGTACATTGACAAAGGAAGAAGCAAAAGAATTATTTAACAAGTTAGAAGGTGAGTGTTAAGCAGATAAGGGATATTGACGTAATACGTACCTTCACTTTACAAAGTACGTTGAACTTTACGCGGTACTTCTTCAAAGTGCGGCAGAAGCGAAAGTTTGTTATAGGCAAACATCACAGGGAAATAGCTGCTGCGCTTGATAAGGTATTGCTCGGAGAGATTACGCGCCTTATTATCAACATTGCACCACGTTACGGAAAGACCGAATTAGCGGTTAAGAATTTTATAGCCGAAGGATTGGCGATAAACCCGAAGGCTAAGTTTATTCATTTGTCTTATTCCGATGACTTAGCCCGTGATAATTCGCGGGGAGTGCAGGATATTATTAACGACCCGGAATATAGGCGCATTTTCCCGGACACTATACCGACTTCTACTAATACAAAAAAGTGGTACACTACGGAAGGCGGCGGGCTGTACGCCGTTTCTTCCGCCGGACAGGTTACAGGCTTCGGCGCGGGTTTGGTTGATGAAGAAGACGAAGAAGGCGAATTAGCGAAGGAAATAGAAGAATTAGACGGACTTAATGCCGACAGCTTCGGCGGTGCAATTATTATAGACGACCCAATCAAACCGGACGACGCAAGAAGCGCACAGGTACGCGATAAGGTTAATAACAAGTTTGAAACCACTATACGAAACCGTGTAAACAGTCGTAAAACGCCTATTATAATCATTATGCAGCGTTTGGATGAAGACGACCTTTGCGGATATTTGCAACGCCTTGAACCGGGAGAATGGACTGTATTAAGTCTTCCGGTTATTGAATTGGACGAAGAAGGAAACGAGCGCGCGCTGTGGGATTTTAAGCATACTTTAGAAGAACTTTACGCCCTTCGTGAAAAGAACATATACGTTTTCGATACACAGTACATGCAGAACCCGACACCACTAACCGGGCTAATGTACGAACGCACTTTTAAAGTGTATGAAGTTCAGCCTATAACGCGAAAACATAAAATTAAAGCCTATATAGATACAGCAGATACGGGCGCGGATTTCCTTTGTTGTATTATTTATATTGAAACCGAAATAGGAAACTTCGTATTAGACGTATACTATACACAAAAAGCAA